GAAATGATAAAGTCTAATGTCGCTCTTATGAAAAGTATCCTTATCCAATACTACCTTGTAGATGACCCTAATGCTGAAAGTATTGCATATGAATCTTTATGGAAAGCTTGTGAAGATTTTGATGAAGCTTTAGGTTATAAACCTTCTACATTGATAACTATATACATAAAAAGAGCTCTTGGTTGCTATATTAGAACATTACATAAGAAAAGACAGTTAGAAGTTGTTTCTTATAATATACCAACTACAGATAACTTGGAAATGGTTGACTTATTACCTTCTGATGTACTTTTAGAGGATGAAGTAATACGCAAAGACACTATAGTTAAAATAAGACAAACATATGATAAAACTTTACCTTTATTAAGTGCCAAGAAGCAATTAGTAATATCTAAATGGGAGGAGAATGATTTTTCATGTACTAATAAATACTTAGCAGATGCTTTAGGATATTCTCAGTCGCATGTAAATCAAATTTTAGCCGAGTTTAAAAAACTATTTAAGGAGAATTATGAATGATTTAGTCGACATACTTGATGCTATTAAAGCTACATCAGGTACACTCAAAAAGCAAGCGCTGCTGCGCCGCTACGAAGATACTCCTATGCTTAAGGAAGTATTATATTTCATCTATAATCCATATCATAAGACAGGTATTTCAAAGGCAAAGCTTAAAATTATACGCGGTATAAAAAGTGACTGTAAAGTTACTTTAGAGCAAGCTTTAAATTACTTTTCTTACCATGTAACAGGCTCTATGTCTGATCTGAATTATGCAGCTTTCTTTATTAATTCCGTACCTGAAAAAGAAAAAGAGCTTGCTGAAGCTATCGTAACGCAAGACCTACAAATAGGAGTTTCTACCACTACATTAAATAATGTATATGGTAAAAATTTCATTCCTACAATAGGCTGCATGTTAGGTAGGCACTTTGAAGAACTTGGTCCTACCAAAACAAAGTGGCCATGCATTGTTACAGAAAAACTTGATGGTATTCGCCGTTTATTGATAAAAGAAAACGGAGTGTGTAGATGCTACAGCCGTTCTGGTCATGAAGATACTGGCCTTGTAGATATTATGGAAGAAGCAAGGTATCTCCCTGATAACAGAGTATACGATGGCGAACTTTTGGCTATGGGTACCTACAAAGATAATATTGAGTTAAGACAAGCTACAATGTCTTTAAGCAACCGTTCCGGCAGAAAGTTTGACTTATGCTTTAATGTTTTTGATATGCTCTCTGTTGAGGATTTCTGGGGAGAAACAAAAACTGAAACTGCCTATGAACGTAAAATACTCCTTGGATCATTGTTTGGTGATGAATCTATTGCTATTCTTGACCCAGTAAATTATGCTACCTATATTATATCTATGGGTGTAGATCACGCTTTTAAGTTTATTAAGCCTGTGCCAATACTTGGCTATGTACATTCTATACAGGAAGTTACACCTATTGTAGAAAGTATTTGGGCGCGTAAAGGTGAAGGCGTTATGCTTAATACTTCCTCAGGTACCTACACCAAAAGCAGATCTGGACAACTTCTTAAAGTAAAGAAGACTATGGAATATACGCTTACTGTCGTAGATATTGAGGAGGGTTCGGGAGCTAATGAAAACTCTTTAGGTGCCCTCATTGTAGATTATGATGGTAATCGTGTAGGAGTAGGCTCAGGTTTTAGTCAGTATATGCGCCAATTAATTTGGGCACATCCTGCAAAGTTTATAGGCCGGCAAATTGAGATAGATAGTTTTGGTGAATCTATAAATTTAGCCGGAACTAAATCTCTTAACTGTCCTATATTCAAAAGATTTGTAGGCGAAGAGGAATGAGTAAGTGTAACTTTTGTGATGAGCAATGTTCATGTCATATATGTGCTCCATGCAGTTTCTGCACTTCTCATGTAGAATGTGAAATATGCGGACAGTTAGTATGTTTAGATAAAGCTGAAATACTAACTGATAAAAGTACAGGAGCAAAGATTTATGCTTGTCCTGATTGCTGTGAGGACATAGAATGAATTTCATTTGTTGTAAATGTGGACAATTGGTTAGCAAAGAAAATGTAGTTATAATTAGCAAATCAGCACTTTGTGCTGATTGCTATGAATTACTAAAAGATTTAGTACCCATTACTTGTCCAGTTTGCAATGGCAATGGTAAAATTAAAGATCCACGTGGCTCTAAGCTATGCCCAGTTTGTAAAGGAACAGGTTTAAAATGAGAGAGTGTCTTGTAAAAAATCGAAAAGCTTTTTTCCACAAATGGGAGCATAAGGCAGATGTAGTAGCTCCTTCTATGACTATAGGAGGAGCTCCCGGTGGTCAAGTTGAATATGATGTTGCCATCATAGAGTATGAAGATGGAATAGTAACAGAATGTTATCCATATGAGGTACAATTTATTGATAGAAGAAATTAAAAAGCGCTGTGACGCAGCGTCACAGGGTAAATGGTCTTATAAAGATGGTAAGTTCTACAATAATTCTGTAGAGCCTCTACAAAATTCAGACGGTAGTTTTCGTTATAGTGAAGATAAAGAACTCATTTTAAATGCCAAAAATGATATTAAGTACCTATTATTTTTGGTAGCACATAGTGATACTACCTATGCACAAGAATTATACAAAAAATCTAAAATAACTTTAAAGGAGATTATGCATGGAAATAAAAATATCATATGAACTGCGCCCAGCGATCTATACTGAAAAGACTACTGATAAGCAAGGGTTAGTACATAGTGTAGAAAAGTCTTGTCTTGTACATGGCGCTTTTCAATTCTCTGACGGAAATGAATCTTGTCCTGTATTTGTAATTGAACTGGAAGATGGTACAGTTACAGATACCTATGTTGGAAATGTGAGGTTTACCAATGAGTAACTGGAGAACTCATTTCTATAAAGGAGCAGAGACTACGTATTACTTTATAAGTAATAGCAATAAGCTTATTCTTATAGGTACTGATGATGCCGCAAGAGCATTAGCTGAACAGATAGTTACTAACTTTAAGGAAGTAGAAGTCTTGCGCGAAAATCTTGATAAGATTAATAAGGTTCTTGTAGAGGTTGAGGCGCAGCGTGATGATGCTATATGCTTTATACGCCGCCTTGCTGCAGATCCAGACAATGTAAAGGTATGTACCGTTTGCAAGATGGCCGCAAAATGCGGTCAACATGACTACAGGCATTTAAGTGCTTTGAATGGAAGGATGATTAAAATGGCTAAGCATGATTATGTAGAAGACCGGACACAGAAAATAGCAGAGTACATTGTAGATACTAAAGCTACAATAAGACAAGCTGCTACAACTTATGGCATCAGCAAATCAGCAGTACATCATGATATGCGAGTAAGACTTCCTGCAATAAGTTCTACATTAGCTACAGAGGTTTCTGATATATTTGCTGAACATTTAAGCGTTCGGCATATACGCGGCGGCGAGGCAACTCGTCAGAGGTGGCTACAATAATGCTTATTGCTATTGATGGAGCTTGTCGCAGAAATGGAAAGCCTGACTGCATATCTTCTGGTGGTATATTTATAACTAAGGATAACTTTTCAGAAACTCAATCTACATATGAATATAATTCTACCAGTCAACGCGGCGAAATATCTGCTTTGATATTAGCCCTTAAGTATTCGAAACAAGAAAGAGCTGTTATAATAACAGACTCTGAGTACCTATTCAATACAATGTATAAAGAATGGTTGCAGAGTTGGAGTCGAAAAGGCTGGGTTAATGCTACAGGTAGTCCAGTCAAGAATAAGGATTTATGGGAACAAGTGTTAGAAAATTATAACTACAACGCAGTTTTCTTTCACATAAAGGGACATGTAATTCCTTTCGGTAAAGTAACAACGCAGCGCTTACTACAACACGATATGACAGGTAAAAAGCTCGCTGAAGAAGTACGAAAGAAGTTTGTAGATACACTTCCAATTTTAGATAAAGTTACTGAATTGTCCAGCAAAAACAATGGATTTATTCCTGATTTATCTTTTATTGAGCAGTGTGTAGTTATGAATACTGTAGCAGATGCAGTAGCGACATACCAAATAGAACAACTTCAGCCGTAATATTCCCTATTTACTTTTTCTAAGTTTTATGTTATAATAATATTAAGGTAAATTTTACCTAAAAAATTTTTTAAGGAGCAAATGGAATGAAAGATCTTACAGAAAAAAAGGCAACAGAGGTAGAGGTAGCTACAGATGTCCCTATGGGGTTTGATGAGGAAGACAGTGATTTTCTCATAATTCCTCGAATCAAGATGGTACAGACTCTAAGTCCGGAGCGCAAAGATAAACAGGCTGTTGAAGGAGATATCATCAATTCTCTGACAAAAGAAAAGTACACCAACAAAAAGTTCATACCGGTTTTTCAGTTTGCCAACAATGTTGAATGGCGTGACCGTTCAGAAGGCGGCGGAATTAAGTGTATCGCCCGTGACGGTAAGATGGGTGAAGATATTACCGGTAAGTCCTTATTGTGTGCTGCATGCAAGCGTTGCGAATTTGATAACACAAAGACTGGCAAAGAGTCGCTGCCAAAGTGCACAAAGTATTTGAATTTCTTCGGCTTCTTTGAAGGCGAGCGTATGCCTATCATCATGAGCTTTGGCAAAACAAACTATTATGAAGGTAAGAAGCTCTACAGTTTGGCAAAAGTTACTATGCAGAATATGTGGAATTATGGCTATTCTCTTACCGCCAAGTTGATGGCAAAAGGTGGAAATGAATGGTACATAATAGTTCCAGTACCTGCCGGTGCTTCTACTGAAGATGACAGAGCATTTGCTCAGCAGCTCTACACACAGTATCGGAATACTATTCAGAATGTTCGATACGATATGGAAGAGAATGCGGCACCTCCTGAGCCTGATGTAAAAAATACTGAGTTTTAAAAGCAACGGCCCGGGCAATCCCCGGGCCGATACATTGATTGGAGGTGCAGACTATTCGTTGGAGCGACTATACAAGTAAAATATTATCTTCTGTAGATAACGAAGCATACTTTATGAGTGTGCTTTCTAATATTCAGCGCCGCGGCAATGAGATTAGAGCTGAATGTCCTTTTAAAGACTTACATATGGGGCATACAGATAATAATCCATCATTAACGGTGAACTTGCTAAAAGGTGTTTATTATTGTAATACATGTCATTCTAAAGGCAATATACATACTATGTATAGGCACTTAGAGCATAAAACACCAGAAGAAGCTTGGTTTGATTTAGGAGATACGCTCAAAATACCACGTCCTGATGGTACTAAACCTGCAAGACCTGACGTAGACACTGGATTAATACAGGAATACCACGCCGCTCTACTGTCTTTAACAGGTCCTTTAAGAGATGTGTTAAAAACCAGACGAGGTCTTACTGATGACACGTTAAATACCTTTATGTTAGGTTGGGATGGTGAACGAGTTACTATTCCAATTTATGACGAATATAATACTCTGGTAAACTTTAGGCGCTATAAGTGGAACTCTACTGAAGATCAGTATAAAGTCTTAAATTATGAAGATGAGCAAGGCAATAAGTATGGTGAAGTGCGCATATTCGGTATTGACAGACTACTCGATGAAAATACTGAATATGTAGTTAGGAGTGAGGGCGAAATGGATCGCATAATCT